CATTCGTATGAGTGAATGGTTTGCAATCGCGGTGTTGTTCATCGTGACCTATGGCGCGGCACTCGCCGTGTCTGTTGTAGCTTGTAAGCTACTACGCCGCTTCTTTGGACGCGGCATCTGGCCAAAGGATTATTTCAAATGATCCGCACCATGTATCAAATGATCTACTTCAAAGATCAAGAGCACCAGATCAAGTTCACCGACACGTCGATCAATGACCCGGATGAGATGCCTGGTATGCAGTTGATCGACATCGATGGCCTCGATCAACACCAGTTGCCAGCTGACCTGTGGGCATACGCCACGCAGCAGATGGATGCTGACACAGCAATGACAGAAGAGGAGTTATTCAGATGGTAGGTAAAGTCACAACCATCCAGAAGATGAGCGCGAGCCGTCTTCCAAACATTATGGGATTCAGCCCCTGGTCCACACCGAACGATGAGCTGGACACAACGATCCGCGCTCGCAAAGAAGGTGTGCATCACTATGAGATTCAGGTCGGCGAGGCAGCTGACTGGGGCAATGAGTTTGAAGATCAAATTATACGCACCGCTGCACGGCGCCTCGGGCTAAAGAAACTGAAGCTCGACTACCCGGAGGCTTATGTCTACAAGGACATACTCCAGGCATCGCTTGATGGCGGCGCAATGGCTGACAACCTGGTGATCAACACCGACCCGGCGAATAACATATATGTGATGAACCAGGAAGGCACGATCACTCTGGACGGCAAGGGTGTGCTGGAGGCCAAGCTTACTCGCGTCGCACCCAGCGATGTACCTGCGCCCTATCGCGGACCGATCCAGCTGCAAGGTCAGATGTTATGTACCGGCGCTCAGTGGGGTGTGATTGCAATCCTGTACCAGGGAGTGAACTTGTACATCTATGTGTACAAAGCTGATGTCGAAATGCAGCAAAAAATCATCTTGGCTTGCTCTGATTTTGAGCGGCGTGTGCGTGATGAGGATTGGTATCCAGCCATGAGTGCAGCTGAAGCAGCTGACATGAAGGGCGACGTACCTGAAGACGTTGAGATGGATGCAGATAAAGAGCTTCAGGAAAAGATCGAGCGCCTTGCACACACCCGCACAGAGCTAAGGTCGTATGAGGCACTGGCCTCTAATTTACAGCTCGACATCATGAATGCGATGGGCGAGGCAAACATCTGTAATGCAGGACAGTACAAGATCACCTGGCCGTTGCGTCGGATCAAAGCCAAGCCGGCACAAACCAAAGAGATCCCTGCTGTTGAAGAGCGTTGGGAAAGAGCAAAGACACTGAAGATGGAGGAGTTATGATTGGTTTTTGGCCGACGCCCTGCTTGTCCAGACACTATTACTATGAGATTCCAATGAGAGAGTATTATCTTGAGGAGTCATTGTGCGGAGTTCGCGGACCAGCTTATGCAAATCGATTTTATTTAAGGCTAGATGAGTGGCCGAGCTGCTTAAATGACCCAGATAAATTTTACGGTACATGGGATGAAGGCATGGACTGCCGTAAACAGAAGGCTGTCATGTCAGTGGGGAACTTTGTATGACCGAGCTTGAGATTGAAACCATCGTGGCGATGTACAAGGACGGCGATTCATACGCCGCGATTTGCAGAGCTGTTAAAAAAAGCGAGTACCTTGTGAAGCAGTGGATCAAAAAGAACCGTGGTGAATACGGACTTGAGAGGCGCAGGAACCTGGCTGACAACCTGAACAACACGCTGTCCTCATCTGCCTGGGATGATAGCAAGTGGAACCTACAGCTAGGCATCGAGCTAATCAAAAGGAAGTGGGCATGACAGACAATCCGTATTGGCAGAACCACAACCACCGGCGTCTCGATCCAGAAGACGTGCTGCTGATTCGTCAGCTGCATGATGAAGGGCTGAGCCAGATAGAAATTGCAGAAAAATTTGAAGTCACCAAGTCTCACGTCAGTAAGATCGTGACCGGAAAAGTGTGGAGGCACCTGTGAAAATAACGATTGAGATTGAAGGCAAACCAGAAGAGTTCCAGGAAGTCTTTGTGCCGTCAGACAAGCAGACTGAGTTCATGAACATGACTTACGACGCATACTGTGAAGCGTTGCGGAAATTCATCTGGGACAACATTGACCCGCATAAATTTATTAGGGGGAAGCATGACAAGTAAAGATCAAGCAGCTCTGGAGTTTATCAAGACGTACATCGGCGACCGAGGGTACGCACCAAACTTTGCAGAGATCATGGAAGCAGTTGGCGAGAGATCAAAGGCCGGTATTTCCAGGTCACTGGAGCGCCTAGAAAGCAACAAGTTGATTGCGCGTAGTGCTGGTGTTGCTCGCTCAATTCGCGTGCTAGAATCAACTTACTAGCGCTCCTCACTCCCGCTAGTTTCCCTCAGCCGGTCCAAGCTAACCGGCACCCCTCAGCCCCTCTTCGGAGGGGCTTCTTTTATCAGCTGCATTTGTGTGCGTGACTGCTCATCCTGGTTGAACCTCCTTGCCTTGCGCCGGTTGTCTGCCTTGGTCAGTATCTGGCAGTTGGCCGGCACGGAGAGTCCGCAAACCAGGGGATGAATCAAAGGGATGATGTGGTCGACCTCGTGCTTCACACCAGTATCGATAGATAGCAGCTGTGCCTCAAGTCGTATCCTGCGTAGTTCTGTAATGCCTCGATTGGTTGCGACTCGGGAAGCCTTTTCAAAGAACCGTCTCTGTCGTACAGCACGTTTGTGTGATCGAGTGTTGTAGTATTTGCTGGCGCTCTGTCGTTTACGCTCTTTGTACTCGGCATCTCCGTAGTCGATCCAGTAATCCTGTTTCGTTCTAGCGCGATTTCGTAGGCGTAGACACTCGCGGCAGTTGCGGTTTTGAGCGAATCGCTCCGACAGATGACCGTGCTTACATGGCTTGCCGGTGAAATAGTAAGTAACACCTTGCCTTAACGCCTCTGCCTGGGACGCCGGAAATTTCCTTTTCTCCATTGTCCCGTCTTATTCAGTAAGACCAGATTGTCGGTCGAGTCCAACCCTCTCCGCCTTGTAGGTTATCCAGGTGCAAGAACCTACTGCCACCTTTTTGATTGACACCGATGCCGGTAAAGCCATGCCCTAGTGCTGCACACAGCAGCGCGTAGGCGTCACTGCCCTGTACGGCGATGTCCACGGCTCGGCCTGTCGAGTGTGTTCCTGGCTTCGCCTTCTTCGCCTCGATCGGATGATCCTTGCAGCGGTAAGCGCTGGTCACTGTCATCGGCTGACCCCAGTCTGCTCTTAGGCTTGTCAACTTCTCCATGAACGCTTCGTCCATACCGTCCTGTCCACACCCGCATTGGCACCTCATCTCATCCATTGAAAAGTAGGGGGAATCCCAGCTCACGACTCATTCTTCTTGGGCTTGAATGGACCTTTGCCGGCCTTCATCTGAGCATAAACCTTGGCGTTGATCGTGCTTTTCTTTTTGGACCGTGACTTGCCGGCTGCCTTACGCTTATTCATGTTTTCATACAGACTCATTTTGATTTCCTCTTATCCATAAATCCTTCGACAGCTCCGCCGCCAAAATAAAAACCTAAGATGATGAGCATCGCGTAGTTGATACTGAACTGGTCCATGACCTTGGTCACTGCGTCCGGGTCGCCTTGTCCTGAGATCGTCATGCCGAGGACCAGGACATAGCTGCCCAGGAATGTCAGCCCGAACATCAATGCCAGGTAGCGCTGGGCCAATTTAAATGGGGCGTAGGCAGACAGCAGATCTGTCTTAGCCTTGGCCTTAGCCTGGATCTCTTCCTCTGTGCTGGTATGCATTGAGTCGATCAGGTCCATCCCTTTCGAGATGACGTCGCCTGATCCCAGCATCTTGCTGATGACACTGAACATTATGTGCCTCCTATATTGTGATCTGTCTGTATGCAGATCGAGTCGTAGTTAATCTTGGGTTGCGGTGCAGTTGCCATAAAAAAATCTCTGGCCTCAAAGCAGTCCTCCATTGTCGGGTAAACTCCTTGCGGACCAACGATATATCTGTCCGCCTCCAGTAAGATAACGAACAGAAACCACATCGTTATATCTCCATCAATAGGGCTTCCACAAATATGGATGCCTCGTTGCCAGCCTGAGATCCCTTGATCTCAAAGCTGAAGTCTGTTTTCTCAGCGATCCGGAATGGGATCTGCCTGTCGAATGACTGCTGATCAGACTGCCAGGTTACTTCTGCAACGCGCAGCTCCCTGCCAGTGTGCGTCTTAACGACATTGCGATACGTCAGATACTTGGCAACGCCGACTGTGCCTGATGATAAATCGATTCTGAATAAGAAGAGTTCATAGCCAGCGGGTACTGTATAGCTGCAAGCCTGAGTCAGTCCATGCGTCTCAGCAATGTAGGCGTACACTGTGCCGCCATTGCTGATCGAGATGTTGCCAACATTGTTGCCAGACAGGATGACTGCTGTATTGATGCGCAGGAACAGGGCGCTGCCAGCTACTGGCGTTGTGCCATTCAGCGTGATGATCTCTGTGATCTGATCGTAGTTTGCGTCGAGTCCCTGGATCAAGACAGGCATTGTGTCCGACGCAGAGCTAGAGACAATTGTCATCGCAACAGCGGATGATGGTTTTGGAATGGCCGCTGTCGGCCCGTTCCAGAATGTTTCGTATGTCAATCCAATGTCTTTGTTAATGCCAAAAATGTTGAGTGGCTCAATACCAGGTATCCGCTTCCTTGCTATTTCAAGGAGTGCGTGTGGTGAGCTGACGTCTGAATTAAGATATCCCATTACCTTGCCTCACTGATTGCCCATAGAAAGGCAGCGATGATTCCGAGTGTAACCAGGACACCACCGACAATGATCGCAATGTCCTGGTGCATTTTCTTCTTACGCAGCGCTTCACGCACCTGCTTGACCTTGGCTTGCTTCTCAGACTCGCGCCGGTCCTGTACAAACTCCTGGTATGCGCTCCAGTGACCGGTCCACTTGAGAATTTCGACCACCTCTTGCCACTTCTGATCCAGCTCTACCTTGGCAGCGTACAGCTCCAGGTCAGATTTCTCTGGGTCATTGGGTACGGCGCGTTCGACTGCTTGCTTGGCTGACAGCATCTTGCCGATGCCGGCGAATATCTGGCTGATCTCCCCTGCATTCTGAGCAGCGGTTTTGACGACTGCGTAACTTGCGTTGAAGGCAGCGATCGCAGTTAAGGGGTCCACAACTATCCCTTTGGCAGCGACCCGTTACCAGCCAGCCATAATGCCAGACCAATAACTGCCACACCTGTCAGCCATGCCATTCTCTTGAGGACGTTCTTACCGACGTCTGCATACACTTTGTTCAAGGCGACTTCAGCAGCTCTCTCCGCAATCGCTTCGATCTGCGCGTCGGTCAATGGGAGGTTCTGCCTGTCGCTCATCAGTCATCCGCATCCTGTATGGTTAGCTCACCCGCCTCAACCTGACGCATGATTTCTGCGTAGCGGCGGTTTTGCAAAGTAAGAGGAATAATATAATTCTTACCATCAATAGTCGCTTTTATCCCTGCGTTTTCTTCTTCACCAAACGGCCCAGTAAAATATTGTGCGCTTGTAATTTCCATGCTTATAACTCCGCATCAAACTCTAAATAAGAGCTAGCATCATTGCTACCGTGAATGCATACACCCCGCCCTTCTGCCGCCCCTGACAACCCTACAGGTTGCCAAAGCATTGAGCTTTCTCCCATGTATGCGACTCCTTCAGCAGATAACGCACTGCCACTAGCGGCGGCAACAATAGTGTAATTCCCACTATAATTAAAATCTGGTTGCGCTCGCATTGTTTTAGGATAGTTAACAACAACACTACAGGTAGTTGCACTTCTAGCAACCCCTGCGGCTACCGCTGTATATGGATCAATAGAATTTAATTTACAGAAATACCTCTGACAAGCCGCAAGCTCCTCCCCGTATGAGCGATGCTCGAACGGGGTCGCAACAGAGCCGACTTCTAGTTGGACTCCGGTGATGTAGAACTCGTTATCCGTAGAATCACCCAACGCTAATGTTCCACCTGCGTTTTTATCAGGGTTTGATTCTGCCTCCCAAGCAGTT